TATGGATGATGGTATGGATAATGAGAGTTTCGTTGATAATGATGGTGATAGATGGTTTACAGATGAATATGGTGATAAAGGTGGTGGTATGGATTATATGTGGAATTATCGTTAAATGGAATTTGATGACAAACAATTAAAACTTGGCCATTTGTTGCTTGTCGATAGAAAGTGTAGAGTATGTGGAGAAGAAAAAAATTTAGTAGATGGATTCTATAGAACTAGAAAGAGTAGAGGTGCAGTTGCATCATCATATTCATATGAATGTAAGATTTGCACCGTAAGAAGGATAGTAGAAACTAGAAAAAAGAAAGCATTTAGTGATTGGTTATACCCAGACTGGTAGTGTTCACTCCAAGTTTCCCCACTGTAAATACCCTATTTAATAAATATTTTCAGATAAACTGAGACTCGGAGAAAGACAACATGGCAACTCCTCAATTATCTCCTGGAGTACTGGTAAGGGAGGTTGACTTAACAGTAGGAAGAGCTGATAATGTATTAGATAATATCGGTGCTATTGCAGGACCGTTTGAAATTGGACCTGTAGATGACATCATAGAAATTACTACAGAAGAACAATTAACGAATACTTTTGGTTCACCCATAGGAACTGATGCACAATATCAATATTGGATGACTGCATCATCTTTCCTTTCATATGGTGGTGTTCTTAAGGTTGTTAGAACAGCAGGTGATAACCTAAACAATGCTAACGCAGGTGTTGGTATTGCATCAACAACAACTTTACAGATTTATAATTACGACGATTATTTGAATAATCATCAAAGTGATGCAACATTTACTTATTCTGCAAAGAATCCAGGAACTTGGGCAAATGGTCTTAGAGTTTGTCAAATTGACGATGCAGCAGACCAAATAATTGGTGTTTCAACTGGTAACCTTTATCTAGCAGGTGCTCGTGTTGGTTTTGGTATTACTGCCAATATAGACGGAGCAATTATACCAGGTATCGGAACCACTGGTGGATTCACTGGATATCTTAAGGGTATTATTACTGGTGTTTCTACTGCAACAGGAACTGGTAACACAATGTCTACTATTGATGTGAAGATTACATCAAGAGTTTCTGCAATAGCTGGTGTTACATCTTACTATCCAATTGAATATGCTGAAGGAAATAGTATAGCAGCATTTAGTAAGACATCCGCAGTTCAATTTATTAACAATTCAGGTATTAAGACAGGTCATACTGCTGATCCTGTAATTAGATCTGCTATTGACTGGTATGACGAGCAAACATTAGGTCTTGACAATAGCACTACTTATTGGAAGACATTAGCTCCTAAACCAATAAGCAGCAATTTTGTTAAAGAAAGAAATGGTAAGAATGATGGAATGCACGTCGTTCTAGTTGATGATGAAGGTAGACTTACTGGAATCAAAGGAAATATTCTTGAAAAGCATCTCAACCTTTCTAAAGCAAAGGATGCAGTTTCCGCAGTAAATCCACCACAAAAATCATACTATAAGGATCATCTGGCACTATACTCAGATAATCTTTATGCTGGTAAGAACCCATCAGAAGGTGCTGATTCTTACTTTGGAACTGCACCATTAGCAACTGGATTCTCAACAGTATTCACTCCTGTTACAACTGGAGATGGATTATGGGGTGTAGATGCACAAGGTGTTACTTACTCAGCATTGGGTAATGTAAGTTACAAACTTCTATATGGACAAGATTATGGTTCAATACCATCTGGAGAAGTAAAAGGTGGAATGAAGGCAACATTAGCAGATCTAATGACTTCATATAGATTATTCTCCAATAAGGATGAAGTTCAAGTTGATTATCTCATCATGGGACCAGGATGCGATACAGAATCTGATTCTCAAGCAAAAGCAAATCAATTGCTTTCAATTGCTGGAGATAGAAAGGACTGCATGGCAACAATTAGTCCACATAGAGCAAATGTTGTTAACATTACTAATACAGAAACTCAGACTGAGAATGTAATTAACTTCTTCAGTCCACTTCAATCATCATCTTATGGTGTATTTGATAGTGGTTATAAGTATATGTTCGATAGATTTAATAATGAGTTCCGTTACATTCCATGTAATGGAGACGTTGCTGGTCTAATGTGTCGTACAAATCTTAATTCTTATCCTTGGTTCTCACCTGCTGGACAGCAAAGAGGTGTTATAAACAATGCAGTTAAACTTGCATATAACCCAAGTAAGTCTCAGAGGGATAGACTTTATCCACAAAGAGTTAACTCTTTCATTACCACACCTGGTATTGGAACACTTCTCTTCGGTGATAAGACTGCATTAGGATATGCATCAGCATTTGACAGAATTAACGTTCGTCGTTTATTCCTTACAATCGAGCAAGCACTTGAGAAAGCAGCACAAGCTCAACTCTTTGAACTCAATGATGAGTTAACAAGAGCAAACTTCCGCAATATTGTGGAACCTTATCTACGTGACATACAGGCTAAGAGAGGATTATATGGATTCCTCGTTATTTGTGACACCACAAATAATACACCTGATGTTATTGATAATAATGAGTTCCGAGCAGACATCTTCCTGAAGCCTGCGAAGTCTATCAATTACATTACCTTGACTTTCGTTGCTACACGCACTGGCGTTAGCTTCGAGGAAGTCGCAGGTAGAGTTTAAGTTCTAACTCTAAATAAAAACAGGAGGAATTAACCAATGGCATTAGAACCAAAACCTAATAGGAATATCTCGCAATTTAAGTCTAAACTGATAGGTGGTGGTGCAAGACCCAATTTATTTGAAGTTGAATTCACCACTCTACCTACCAATGTAGTATCTAATTGGGATGCAGAAATCTTTAGTTTCATGTGTAAAGCAGCAGCACTTCCTGCTCAAAACATTGCTTCTATTGACATCCCATTCAGAGGTCGTATTTTCAAAGTTGCAGGTGACAGAACAATTGATACTTGGACTGTAACTGTAATTAACGATGAAGACTTCAGATTTAGAACTGCATTTGAAAATTGGACACAACAGATTGCCAATTTAAATGATAATATGGGTACAACTGATCCATCTGCTTATATGACTAATGCAAAAGTCATTCAACTTGGTAGAGGATCTGAAAAGAGCAGTCAAAACAATGGCGGTGCAAATAACGTAGCGTTAAAAGAATATGAATTTGTTGACATATTTCCAACAAATGTGTCAGCTATTGACTTATCTTACGATACAGGTGATACTATAGAAGAGTTCACTGTTGAGTTTGCAGTTCAATCTATTAACTTTAGAGATTAATTGATCTGACGATCTTAACTAAATAGTAAGAAAGTTTAATAAATCATGGCAAAACTTTTTGGGTTCTCGATAGAGGACGCTGACGAAAAATCATTACCCCAAAGTGCGGTCTCTCCCGTTCCTCCCAATCAGGAGGACGGGAATGATCACTTTTTGAGTAGTGGTTTTTTTGGTTCTTATGTTGATATTGAAGGTGTATATAAAACTGAATTTGAATTAGTAAGAAGATATAGAGAAATGGCACTTCACCCAGAGTGTGATAGTGCTATCGAAGATATTATAAGTGAAGCACTTGTTTCTGATACAAATGATAGTCCTGTAGATATTAATTTAGATAATCTTAATGCGAGTGATGGTATAAAGAAGAAAGTTAGAGATGCTTTTAAATTCATTAAAGATTTGATGGATTTTGATAAAAAAGCACATGAGATTTATAGAAACTGGTATGTTGATGGTAGATTATTTTACCATAAAATTATAGATTTAAAAAATCCTCAAGCAGGTTTGCAGGAGATAAGATATATCGACGCAATGAAAATGCGTTATGTTAGACAACAAAAGAAAAATAAAGATGATAAGTATCGTGTCACAAGTATGACACAGGATAATCCTATGGAATATGAGTTTCCAAAATTGGAAGAATATTTCATATACAATCCTAAGATGAACTATCCAGTTTCCCATCCAGGAGCATTGAGTGGTGATAAAGGAATTAAAATGGCGAAAGATTCCATCACATATGTAACTTCAGGATTAGTTGATAGAAATAAAGGAATTACTCTCTCATATCTACACAAAGCAATCAAATCCCTCAATCAATTAAGGATGATTGAGGATAGTTTGGTTATATATAGATTATCCCGTGCTCCAGAGCGCAGGATTTTCTACATTGATGTAGGAAACTTACCTAAGATCAAAGCAGAGCAATATCTTAGAGATGTGATGATGCGATATCGGAATAAACTTGTATACAACGCCGATACAGGAGAGATCCGTGATGACAAAAAGTACATGGCAATGCTTGAAGATTTCTGGCTCCCTAGAAGGGAAGGAGGT